ATTAATTCCTAATTAACATTTCCACCTTCTACGAGCCTGTCTTATTCTTGAGTTAGGGTCGTTTCTAGTTTTTGCTGAACTTCTTTTAAGTTGTCCTAAAGACCTTGCACAATAAGACTTTCTGCGTTTTGCAGCCTTACTACCTTTTTTTACTTTACCTGTTACTGCTGTTTTTAACTTAGAGCCAGGGTTTAATCTTCTATAAGCTTTAACCCCAGCTTTAGTCATACCAGCTCCAGACTTTGTAGGTCTAAAGTTTTTTTTATTTCTAGCGGGCATTTTAGCCCTTTTACGCATAGACATTTATTTGCTTAAGACTTACCGCCTTTAGCCATGCCTTTAGTTCTTTTCTTTTTCATAGCTGGTACTGAAGTACTACCACCACCAAACATTCTTTTAACATAATTTTTATATGTTTCTGTTTTAGCTTCTTTACCAACTTCAGTCATTTTACCGCCAGACATACCATACTTAGTTTTTTTACCGCCTGACATTCCATATTTAGATTTTTTCATAATTCACCTATTTTTTTGATTTTTTTGCTGCAGCTTTTTTCTTAGCTGGAGCTTTCTTTTTAACTGGTTTTTTACCGCCAACATAAGCTTCATTAATGTCAGGTGTAGATGGGTCATCTCCTACAAGTTGACCTTTAGCATTTCTTGCTCTTTCACCATTCATTTCTGCACACTTACGTTCTGCATCTTCTAAGTCTGGGTCTGGACCAAATACAGGTCTGTAGATACCATCTGCATCAAGATGTAAAACTTTATATTGTGCTGGAAATTCACCAGTTTCTGATATTACATATTTCTTTGCCATAATTAATTCCTATTAATCAGAGTATACTTTAACCATTTCTAAAGTAATGGAATAAGTATCTCCTGAAGAGTGACCTTTAGTAGTAAATAAGATGTCTCCTGTTTTACCACTACCTGCGTTATTTGGTAAACCACCAAAGTCTTTAAAGTCCATATGTCCATTACTACTTTCAGCAAGTTCCATTAGTAAAACATTACTTGTAGCATCTAAAAACATTTGAACAGACATACCTACGATAGCGTGACTAACTCGCATAACTCTAACTTCTGAACAAGCTTTACCTGCTGAATTAGAAGCCAAAGCAGATACATCTACTTTGGCTACTGCGGATTCTCCTGTGCCATCGCTGACATTTGTAAACTTCATAACACAATTTCTTTCACCATCAATTATGGTTTGTGTTGTTACTGCATCAGCCATAGTTATCTCCTAAAATTATGCGTCAGCAAATGGAGTTACTAAAGTGCCTGAACCTAATGTGATTCCTTCTACTGCATATTTAGCACTACCTATTGCAGTTACTTTAATAATGCTTCCTGCTATTCCACCTTTGGTTGAACCATTTAATGTAATAACATCATTAGAAGCACCTGAAATAAAAGTTTTACCTGTTGCATCATCTACACCAGTATATAAACCACCTACAAATTTATCTGTACCATCTGTAAGAATATCCATATCTGTAGCTGCTGTTTCTACTACAAAAGTAAAAGTAGCTCCTAAATTGTTTGTTTGATTTGGGTCCTCATCATTACCTGGAGCTGTAGCAACGATAGAAGGTAAAGTAAACTTACCATCTGCATCATTACAAGTAAGAACTTTACCTGCGTGTGCATCTACTGTAAGTGTTGTGTCTGCAGTTAAACTAACTACGTTAGCGTTACCTGCTGAAATAAATCCTGCTAATGACTTAACTGGACCTGAAAATGTTGATTTTGCCATAATTTCCTCCCAAGGAAATAAGTTCTACTGTCTTGGCTTGTCTGCTAGGTCAGTCTGTAGAACAATTAAAAAACCCTAGATTTAATAATATACCATAAAAAAAAGGGGAGCGTATGCTCCCCTTAAAGTTCTTACGAACTACCTGGTGAACCGAAGATACCTAGTGGGTCAGATACACCGAAAGAATATCTTTCTCTCGCTTTATATCTAACATTACCAGTATCGAAGTCTCCATCCATAGTAGTAGTCATAGGTGCTCTAACAAAATGCTTCATTCCATCTGGAACATCTGTTGTGATAAAGAAAGCATTTGTATCAGTTAAATAATGATTAACTGAATAACCTTCTGGAATCACACCATTAGTTTTCACAGCATTAATGTCATTGTCAGCAGTTCCTACTCTGTAATCACTTTGTAACAATCTAGTTGCTACAAACTGTAAATCAGAAGGAATGATAAGCTTTCTAGCTTTTGCTGCAATTTTAAGCCCTCTTTCATCAGTCCATTTGCCGATTTGAATGATTGCATCTTCTAAAGATGTTTCATTTAAGTCAGCTCCTGTTGATGGTCTATTACTATTGGTGCCGCCACTTACAAGTGGGTGAGCTGTGCTAAATAAAGCAACACCATCACCAGAAGAGAAAGTAGTTGAGAATCCATTATTTAATGGATACGCTGCTTTCACTTGCTTTGTGTAAGACATAGCTCTAGCTAATGCTTTAGTATATCTAGCTGATACTGATACATAGAGGTTATCCTCCATAGCTTCTTCAGTAATGCTGAATCCTAAACCAATAGTTTCATGCGTATATCTAGCGACAAAAGATTCTTGTGCAGTATCATAAGTGATAGCTGAACCTTCATCTTTGACTGGAGCTGCTCCAAAACCAGATAACTTCAATTCTTCTTCGAAACTTCTTTCAGAATTTTCAGTTACATAGATTTCTTCGTGCTCATTCTCATAACGATTATATTCTTCACCGAATAATGCGTTAAGACCAGGTAAGAGTTGTTTTAACTCGTTAGCTCTTGAAATAGCTGCCATAATTTACTCCTTAACCTATACCTGTTGTATTTAACAACTGGTGTCCAACATTAAACATAACTAGTACATCAGTATACGAATCACCAATAGCACTATCTGGTCCATCAACAAAGTCAACGACTTTTAATGGTAGTGTATTGGTAGTATTTGCTGTACTCCCATCGACTGCGTTTTTACTTGTACCGATTGATGTACTACCTGCAGTTTGCACAACAGCACAGTTCTTGCCAAGGTCGTCTTGTCCAAGAGATTCGTCTGATTGCATTTGCATTAGTATAAAAGGGTCAGTAGCAACATACGCAACAATATCATCCGCAGCAGTTGATGCTGGGTAATATTGATTTGGTGTGAATTGACCTGTATTTGGGTCTGTGTAAGCACAACCAAGGAAAACACCAATAGGTGTTAAAGCTGTGGTACCAGTATCTTTTTGGATAGTGGTATTAGGGTTATCGTCACCCCACTTTACAAAATCACCATAGAATATAGATGTACCATACGCATTTTTAATTTTGTAATGTGTAACTTTACCTTGATAAGGGCTTCCAACAACTGTTCCAACAGGTCTAGCTCCGTGAGGAGTTGCACTTGATGACATAATTGTCTCCTTATATTAATAATTTATTAAATAAGAAACTATGAATCTTTACCAAATGTTGTTCGTGATTTTCTTTCAAAAACTTGTTTGGTAGCCATTCTAGAATCTTGGTCTTTAAAATAAGTGTTATCTACAGATTCCATTTGAGACTGTGCTAAATTAGCAAAGTATTCGTCTCTAGCCTTCGCTTTTTCTTCTGGCATCTTACATAACAGTTGCCCACCAATTTCAACATTACCTTTCAACGACCATTCAGAATTGTGGTCCATCATATGAATTTGTAGTTCAGGGTGGTCCTCTAATTTACAGGGTTGCCATCCTTCTCTAAATTTTCTTGATACATTAGGATTATCAGCTTGACCTAAAAGGCTAGTTCTAATATACCTAAATACCCAGCCTTCTTGAGGTGTTGGATTTGGTAAGTTTGATGGGTTTTCCCAGCTTTGTACTCGCTGGCTAGCCTCTCGGCTTTCTATTTCCCTTGGGGTACGCTCTTGTGCTTGCTCTTCGCTAGCATCATTTATTTCTTTATTATCTATCTCAGACATTTTAAGACTCCTTCAATAGTTGGTTTGCATACTGCTCTGGAGTTATATTAAGACGCTTTGCGAGGGCGACTTGGCTCTGAGTCAGATGTATTTTGCGAGGTGGTTTACCGCTATTCCTCGTTGCGGGTGCAACAGGATTGATTACCTGTCGTTTAGGTGTTTCTGCGACTACTTCTGTTTCACTAGAAGCTACATCTTGTGTAACACCAAAAAATTGTGGATATTCATTACGCATATATTTATCTACTTCTGCGTAATATTTTTTAGAGTCTTGTTCAGGTAATATACCTTGATTACGAAGTCTCCTATCTATCGTTAGTGCGTAAGAGGTCATTTCTTGGTGTTCTGGTAGTTGACTCATAAACCAAGGATTTTGTCTTGACCAATTATCCATATCTGGGTCAGAAGGTTTTTCTACTGTTTGTTCTTCTACTGGAGGAACATATTGAGATGCTATTTGTTGTTGCATCTGCTGTGCATAAGTACCAGCTTGTTGTTCAGCTAATGTTGCTTGTGCTAGTTCAGCTTGTGCTGCAGCCATTTCTTCTGCATTACCTTCTTCGTATGCACTCTTAAACTTTTGTTGTGCGTTGTATTTTGCCCATTGAGCATTATTTAGTGCTTGTTGATTTAAAACATCGCCACCTTGATTTACAACGCTTTGCAATCTTTGATTCTCAGACATTAAGTTTTTTAATACCTTTGTAGCCTCCTGAGACTCTCTTAGAGCTTGTTCTTTTGCTCTACGCTCCTCATGGTATTCATACTTAATTTTATTAATTCTATCAGCAGCTCTTTTACTATAGTCTGCTATCTCTTTATCAACTGTATCGTCATCTACAGGAGCTTCTTCAGTTTCTACTTTTGGTGGTCTAATATCTTCAGGTGGTCTTTCATCAACAACCTCAATTTCAATATCATTGTTAGGTTGTGTATTTATTTCACTTGCTACACCAAAAAATTTATCTTCTGATGTTTGTTCTGATACAGGTTCTGCGTTTGTATCTATTACTTGGTCTATGCTCTCACTCATGCTCTAACTACTCCTGTTGGGTCATCGACTACTGCTTCTACAGTATCATCGTTAATTAAACGAAACTCTTTACCATACATTTTCATACGAGTGCCTGAATAAGCTCTAAATATTACCCAATCACCTTCTTTACACCAAGGTCCTGTCGGAAACCTTTTTGTATCACCATAAGCTTCTGTACCTAGTTTAAGAACATAACCACAAATATTTGAGGTTTCTTCATCTACTATCGTTTTGCTAGCTTTGATTATTCCGCCATCAGTTTTTTCTTTTGCTGCTGGCATGGCTACAAGTATTTTCCAACCTTTTGGTTGAGGTAGTTGACTTTTTACTTTCTCACTAACCTCTGGTTTTTCAACACTATCTGGTTTTGGGATATTTATTTCTTTTTTATCAGTCATATATTTGCACGACTTTAAGGTGTCGAGTTCCTATTCTTTAAGGTGTTGTTCTTTCCAATCAAGAACTTCACGCTCTGCAAGGGCTAAACCCTCGATTATTCCTGTCATTTTTTTATATTCAGCAAAGTCTTTACAACTTCCTGTAGAGATATGGTCTGAACATTCATTCATAATTGTTCGTAACTTCTTAGTTAAGAACGTAGAAAGTGATTGCTCATTGATATCATTACTCATTCAGATTGATATCTTTTACTATATCCTTGGCAATGTCAAGCCCTAATTTGTAATCTTTTGAAGATTGTTTTTTTGCATCTGCTTCTTTAGATAGCAAATCGCTAGCAATACGCTGTCCTATATTCATACCAGCAATCTCTGATTGTTGTGCAATTCTAGCTTCTTCAAGCTCTGCATTTTTAGCCATCTTAGCAGCATCTATTAAAATCTTAGACTCATCAATTTTTTGTTTATTTGCAACTTGAGCTTCTTTAATAGCTAGCTCTCTTTGTTTAGCTTGTATTAATGGGTCTTGTGCTTGTTCTTGTATTCTAGCTTGTTCTGCTTGTGCAGCATTTGTAGTAGCTACACGTTTAGCTGCTTCAGCTACCAATTCAGATATACGTTTCTCAACATCTGCTGGTAGAGGTTCTCCTACTGGAGGTAACTCTATACCCATCTCTCTTTCAACTTGGTCTCTAAATTGTAACGATAGATGTTGCATAATATAGTCTGAACCAGCACTTTGAATAACTTGAGCATTTGGACTTTGTTGTACTTTTGCTTGTATATTTGGGTCTTGCTGTGCAGAAACAAGTGTTTGTATATGAGCTTCATGGTCTTGGAACTCATAAGCTTGTACAGGTTTACCATTAAGTATGTTCTGTACTGCTGTAACTGGGTCAACTGGAGGTACATCTTCTTGTGGAGGTACAATAGTATCTACATCTTTAATGCCTAATACTTCAAGCATTTGTCTGTGTAATTGACCTAAATCATATAACTGTGGTGCTTGTTGTGCTAACTGCATTGCAGCTTGATACTGCATAATTCTTTGAGCCATTGTAGCTGCATTTGGGTCAGATACTGGTAAAACATCTACTCTTGCATCAAAGTCTTGTACTTTAATTTGCTGTCCTTCTGCTACTTCATAAGGATAAGTAGGTTCTGTAAAATCTTTAATTACATTAACAAGTATTTCAAACTCTCTTTTCATTGAAGCATGAAGCCTAGCTTGTACTGCTGACATAACTTTCATGTTTCTTTCTAGTAATGCTAGAGTAGTTCCAACTGGTGCCTGACTATTCATGTCAGAAGTTTTCATTTCTGCTATGCTAGCAAACTTCTTGCCTTCTTCTACTATATTTTGTAATAAGGAGAATAATGTAGGTGAAGGTTCTTTATAGGGTAAAAAAGTAATATTATCTCTGATAGCACCACCTGGAACGTCTACATCTCTAAATTCACCAGGCATAATAGGACTATCATCTCCTTTGATTCTTAATCCTCTAGCTTTTAAACCACCTGGTAAATTACTTAAAGTACCTGCATCAACAAGTTGTCTTAAAATAGATGTAGCTGATTTAGCTAATCCACCAATCATATGTATTAAACCAAACCCATAAAAACCTAGTCCTGGTAAATACTGATAGTGAACAAAGTGCATCCTTCTTAATTTAGCAGGGTCATCTTCGTAATAGTTTCTTCTAATACTAAGAATAATGCCTGAAGGATTATCTATTGTTACAACGTAAGGTAATGCAATACCTGTTTCTTGACCATTAGCATCTTTATCTTCAAACCCTTTAAGGTCTAAATCTACCTGCATTTCAAGTATAGTATGACGTGTATCATAGCTATAACTCTCTGATTCACCAGTCATTTCATTGTATTTCTTAGTAATGTCTGATGATGTAGGAGTTGCATCTGGTAATTCTATATCTCTGTAGAATCCACTAACCTGCATCTTTCTGATGTCATTAGTAGACTTCTTCATTACATGAGTAGCTCTTTCACAAGTTTCTAAATCACTTGCACCATAATTAACCACAACATCTTCTGCTGGTACAAATATACCGCTTGGTCTATTTAGTGTTGGGTCAAAGTAAATCTTTCTAAATGCTGAACCTGCTAGTGGTAATGAAAACAGCATCTTTTCTGTTTCGGTACGATATTCAGTCATTTCGTAAGTCAATAAGTAGTTTAAGTAATCTTGAACTCTTTGACTTTGTTTTTCTTTAGCTGAATCTATTGGTCCTACTATCTTTGTTCTTACTGGACCTGCTGCTGGAAATATCTCTGATATTGCCTGAGATTGAAATTTAATTACTGCTTCACTAAGCATTGGGTGGAATACACCACAAGCTCCTGCCCAAGGAGTAGTTCTATCTTCAATCTTTAATCCTAACTGGTCTAAACCTTTAGTATAAGTCTCTTCCCAGTCAGCTCTTGAATCTCTATCTGCATTGAAAGCATTGATAAGCTCATTACCTATCGAAGTTAATTCATCTTCATCTATAAAATCTACAAGATTAGAATCAAATGTATCTGCTTGCATATTGCTTGCAGTTGGGTCAAAGTCAACAATCATGCCACCATCTTCGGTTTCTGTTGTTACTGCCTCTACTTCAACGTCTAAGCCTTCCTCTGGCTCCATCTCTACTAAGCCATCTATTGGCGTAGCAGGTACAAATTGTTTATCTATAGCCAATATATTCTCCTAGTAATAATCTGCTTTGCGATTATGTTCTATTGGTTCATCTTCTTCATCTGAATCTAAAGGAACAAATCCGCCTTGTCTAAATCTTAACAGAGCTTGCGTACTGCTATCAACTAAATCGTCATGTTCCATATTAGGAAATCCAGCAAACTCTTCTATAACTTCTTCTGCCCATCTTGTTTCTGGTGCCCAAACAACACCTGATGCAAACAAATCAGATACAGCATTTACCCTAGATATTTTATCATTACCACGACTAGGTGTATATTCTTGGACTGGTATGCCTGTTTGTCTAAGTTCAAAGATTAATGGTAGCCCTGCTGCCTTAGCCTCTACAATGAACGCATCTGGTTTATAGGCGTTATACTTCTCTAAAGCCATTTTCTTTAAATCTGGGAACTCTAGACGCTCCTTATAGGCATCTAAAAGTATAAGGTTGGGTGCTACAAAGCCTTCATCATTTTCTTTGTAGAAAACTCCCCAAGAAGTACAAGCTGAATAGTCAGCTCTTTGGGTTTTAAGAAAAGCTGTATCCCACGATTGAATAATGAACTCACAGTCAGGAGGATTCCTACCTTCCCATACTTGCCACCATTCTCTCTTAACAAGTGCACCTTCTTCAGATGTAGGGTCTTGTTGGTATTGAGCCATCCACTTTGAACTGGGTAATTCAGCTTTCAAAGCTTCTAACTCTTCTAACTTCCAGAAAGCATCCCACAAAGGCTTACCAGAAGGTAAGATTGCAGGTAGTTCTATAACTTCCCATTGGTCGGCTCCGCCACGTTTTATGCTGGCATCCACAACTTGACCAGTTAAATCTTTATTATGCCATCTTGTCATCACTACAACGATTGCACCATTAGGCTGTAAACGCTGTCTAGGACCAGATGTATACCATTCGTAGGTACGATTGAACACGTTAATGTCTGCACTTGCACCTTCTTGTTCAGAGTGCGGGTCATCTATGATGAGGAGGTCAGCACCTTTACCAGTAACCGCACCGCCTACACCTATAGCAAAATATTCACCGCCTTTATTCGTGTTCCAACGACCCGCAGCTTTAGAATCCGACTGCAAACTAACATTGGGGAATATTTTTTTATAATCTTTACTTCCTACAAGGTTTCTAACCTTTCTACCAAAACCCACCGCTAACTCTGCGGTATGTGCTGTCTGTATTATCTTCTTTTCAGGCTTGCTTCCCAAGAACCATGCAGGTAATAGGTAAGACGCAAACTCGGATTTGGTATGTCTGGGTGGCATATTGATGATTAAACGCTTTAAATCGCCATTTGCGACACGTTCAAAAGCATCCGCCATAACTTGATGGTGAGGACCATCGATAAAAGCACTCCACATCTCTTTGACAAACGCCATATAGTCTGTGGCACACCTTTCTCTAGCCTTTGCATCCTCTAATTCATCTAATAAACCTAGTAACTCTCTCTTCTCATCTAAGGGAAGGCTCTGTATTTGGTTTAATATGTGGTTACTCATACATCTCCTATACTAGATAGTAAGTAGATACTTCCTAAAATTAAAAACTTACTAAGTTTCTACCATCTAGTACATACTTATTGGGTATATACTTTACAAGTAGGTACCTACTGGATGTAAATCACGCTAGATTTTAACATAATTGCACATCTTCACAGGAAAAACAACAATTTTTTGCAAAATATTATGGGGGGTCTAGGGTCCCTTGACCATTTTCTGCAAAAAAACCTATATTATCTTACAAAATATGCTATCAAAATGCAATACATAGGGGGGGTCTATGAAAATTAGTGATAATCTGTGCAAATCACTATGTATATATGACAGGCGGAGTCCCGCACACACAAAAGGGGGGAGGGGGTCTATTAATAGTGGCGGAATCCAAACAC